TAATTAATCTATTATAATATAATATAATATAATATAATTAATTATAAAGAGTTTTTATAAATTAATTTATAAAAACTCTTCTATAGTATAAGTATAAATGAAGTATATCGATGCGTTGCGAAAATATAACGAGGGTAAGGATAAATGGTGCGTTCCTCTTAAAGGCACTGAAGATTATATAAAAATACGTAATATGATGAATATGAAAGGGACGAAGGAACACGAAAACTACAAAATAAGAGATTGGATTCCGCTCAACAAAATAAGAAAGAGTCCATTGCTTTCATTAAATCCTAATGCGATTGCTTTTTTAAGTTTGAAAGAAAATAAAAAATACATAAATTACAATCAGTTATCAAAGAATAAAAACAGTAAGGCGATTGAGTTATTAAAGGAAAAACCTAAAAAAGCAGATTGGCACGCGGTATCACGTAATATAGCAACAGAAGCTATTGAATTATTAGAAAATCATAAGAAGGATATAGATTGGGATGAATTGTCAGGAAATACAAATCCTCGTGCAATTGAATTATTAAAGGCGAATCCCGAAAATATAAACTGGGATATATTCTCTGGTAATATAGCGAACGAAGCGATCTCTTTTTTATTTTTGAAAAAAAATTATAACAATATAAACTGGTCTGTATTATCAGGAAATACCAATACAAAGGCTATTAAACGATTGGTGAAAAATATAAATAAAGTAGATTGGGGTGAATTATCAGGGAATACCAACCCTCTTGCGATTAAATTATTAGAAAAAAATATAGACAATGAAGATGTGGATTGGGACGTGGTATCACAAAATCCAAGTGCTATTTCGCTAATAAAGAAGAGAATACAATATGAAATATCATTGAAAATGAATAGTACGAAGATAAATTGGGCGTATTTGTCCGAAAATCCGAAGGCAATTCCATTATTGAAAAAATATGTGGTTTTAATACGATGGGATCATCTGCCAGATAATACGAACCCTAATGCGATTCCATTATTGAAAAAACAAAATAAGGAAGACCCTGATAGTATAGATTGGGAAAAGTTATCAAGAAACCCGTTTGCGATTGAATTATTAGAGAACAATAAAGATAGAATAGTTTGGATGGCGTTATCTTCCAATCCAGGTGCAATTGAATTAATAAAGAAGAGAATAGAATATGAAGAAAAATTAAAAAAGAAAGACTATGCTGTATTATCTAATAAAATAGATTGGGATATTTTAGCAGCGAATTCTTCTATTTTTATGATTGACGAATAGGATATATAAAAATTGATTGTGGGTATTGAAATACCTTTGTATAACATATGAGGTTTTTGATCTGCTTGCTGGTCGTTGTGTCCTTCGCGGATGGTTTTCTATTCAACAAAATTAACAAGAATCCCTCTTTACAGTTGAGGAATAGTAATAATAACCTAATCTTGTGTAATGAGAAATTTGTGTATATGAAGTATTTAATAGGTATTCGCAACTTTAAGCGGGTGTATCGCATCTTCAAAGACAATCATTTCGTAGATATACAGAACACAATCAATATATTAAATATTCTTAACTACATCAATAATACACAGGTTATGAAGGACGATAACTCAGTAAATCCAATGTATATTAACAATACCGATAAAATCGCGAAAACCCTTATACTCTCTAATATCTATATTGATGTTAGCGCCGTAAAATACATTCAAATTTCAACAAAGAATGATACGTTGATTGTTGAATTGGATAAAAATAATATGTATGACATTGGCAAGATTGATAATTTCCTAAGTTCAATTTCGCTATTGATGAAACTTGTCAATATTAATTGAGTAATTCTAAGATCGTTTACTACTGTTCTTAAGTTCCATTTCCTCTAATACTTTCTTCTTAAGTTCCATTTCATCTAATAATTATTAGTCAACGCGTCTAGCGTAGATTTATATAATTCTTCTAAACTATCACTAGAAGAAGAACGCTTCTTCGTCGTTTTCTTATGAGCGTGTTTTTCTTCTTTTAATCTATCTCGTAATCTTATTAGTCTGTTTCTTTGTTCAAATATAATAGACGCGTTTCTTCTTCCACCTTGCCTATTTTTTTCATCATCTGGAAATTTTTTAGTTATTAAATCATCACTTGTTTTTATTAAATCATCTACACTTTTTAGTTGAAGTCGGTAAATCATTCTTTTTCTAATAATAGAGATGAACAGTTGTTTTATCTCATCCTCCAGTATTAAGAATTGTATATAATTGCTTTGTGCTTTTGTGATTATATATAATATGTCTATATATTTAGTTTCAAAAGCGTCTTTTAAATCTTTTATTCGTTGTAATGCTTTGGGTTCCCCTTCGAGATTATCTAAATCAAAGTTAATAAGTTCAAGAACGTTATTAATTCGTAATGATTTAATTATGCCATTCGCATTGTCCGGCAGTTTATCCATAAATTTTTTAGAAATCGTTATTGGTTTGTCATCACCAAGCGTACTTTTTTTCCTTTTTTCTTCAAATTCTATCATCATATTCATCATCTCGTCTTCCAATACAGACTTTGAAAATAAATTATATACTCTATCTACTCTAAAACGGGTATTCTCACTTGAATATTCTTCCACCCCCTTTATTATTTTTTTTGTAGTATCATTGTCGTAAATTTTATTCAATTCAGTATTCAAAATATACCATAATATCCATCTCCATAATTCTTTCTTCTTTTCTTCTGACAATATTTTAGTATCAATAATGTTAATATCTTCTTCGCAAAATTGAATAAAAGATATTGGGTCTGAAATACCCAAACTATTAACCACATTTTTTGCTTCATAAAAAGTTAAAAGTTTTGTTGTTTTCATCAACAATAGAAGAACCTTGTGTTTTTTTTCGAGGTCTTCTCTTAATATCATTAAACTAACTATGTATACATCTGGAATTTTAATTTTAGATAAACCTATAATATCATCCGTTTTAACATCAATTAAGTCATATATATTTGTAAGTTTTAGAGACTTACGTATTTTCTCAGTAATATCTTCAAAAGTTTTATCCGACATTACAATATGAGGTTCATCATTTCTTAATTCTTCTAATTTGTTTTTAAACATTTCTGTAAATGTTTCCTCTATGATTTCATCTTTAAACTTTCTTATGGCTTTATAAATCCTAGCGCTTCCTTCTGGTATTTTTTCTTTGATTATATCTCTTGTTATATTAAACAAACTTGGTCTATCTGTCAAACTTAATTTGTCTATTATCATATCACGTTCTCTAAGGTGTTGTTCGTCAGATATTCCGTTTAATTTTTGTAAATGAACTCCCAACCTATATCGCAATTCCTTTATCTCATCACCGCCTCCTCTTGTCTTTTTATTTTGTCTTTTATATTTCTTTACTACCACCTTTGGTTTCTTTACCTTTAACATCTAATCTATTATTATATTATATTATATTATATTTTTATTTAGGTTTTACTTTATAAAACAAAAATAATTAATCTATTTACTATCATCACTTCATGTCATTCACGATCCTTCGCAGTTCATACACTTCTTGACGAAGCGTATTCAAATCATTCCTCAAACTATACGTTTTATTTTCATAAGGTGTCGTATATTGAGACTTCTCTGTGTCAAATCGCTTAACTTTCCTGAATGGAGCTTCCTTTCTACTCTCAAACTTATTGAGTTTCTCCTGTCTCTGTGTCTTAAACAAAAGGAAATCTTCGCCGTCAAGATCATACTTTGCGATAAGCGACGATTCATCCTCATTATCAGTCTCTACTGATTTACATACCGATTGATACAGACGCGTTTGAATACTACGCGATGTCCTCTTGAGTTCGCTCGCAATCTCATCAAATGACGCCTTGTCCAATCGCATCGCAAGAACTCTCTCTTCTTCTCCAGTCTCCCATCCTAGACCCGCCCTTGATGTTGTCTCGTTCTTCCGGAGTTCGTCAAAGTTTGATGATCGTCTATTGAATCGGTATTGTTGTTGTTGCATTTTGTTGTTCGCCTTAAGCTATATGTATAATAGCATCTTATTTTTATATCCTTTTTGTTTTTGATGTATACGACTTAATATAAAAGTTGCTAAATAGCGCAAGCATACTCGTTTGATATATCAACTCAATTACCGCATACCTACGAGGAACAATATCCTCAACGCAAATCACAATAAGCGAATGTAACAAACATACCGCGAACTGTAGTAATTGCGCACGGGTAATATATTTTTTAAATGGATTGTTGTATCCCAGAGAAGTACATAAATAATGACTGTACATCATTAAATGAATCACACTATTTATAAAACATCCGAACGATGCGGTACCGTTTCCGTGTCCGTGATACAATAGGAATCCCCATATGACCCCAATCGTGCTGTGATGATATACGTGGAGATACGACAACTGTTGCTTTTCTTTCCCTCGTAAAATGATAAACAATGTATCAAAATAATCAAAATACTTTGATAAATAATGAATATATACGTAATACCGTAAATCGCGCGTATAAGGTATATTAATCCCATATATATTTGGATACGAAATAACAGCAGATAATCCATAGACCATATAGATATTCAACGCAATCTGCGCATTATTATAGATCAACATAGGAAACTTTAGCGAATACGGAACCCTCTTTTTCATATACTTTGTAAGTCCATAAATCATACTAAAATATCCTATGACCGCAAATGACATAACAAACGGCGTAGTAGTATATAAGATGAGATTTTCTATATTATTATTCATATCTATACTCATTATCCGTATTCATATTCATAAATATTAGATTATTATTTATATAATAATAGTTATTATATAGGGATGAATCATAAATTAGTTTGCAATAAAGCGGACCCTTCATATGAATCTTGTATGCGAGTATTCTCAAAAGACTTACATATATCCGCGAAACCTACACCTCCTCATAAGCATACCTTAGCAAATCGCATAAAACAATACCAATATCTCGAAGGTAAACTGTATTTGTTAAGATATGAAGATTGCTTAGAAACTAAGAAATTCACGGACGGTTCGCAAGGATATACAATCCGTAATATAATAAATCTTAAAAGAATAATTGGAACGAAAAGTAAATACGGAATAATATATTTGACAGCTATCCCATCCTTGAAGAATACATACCCGATCGCAACAAAAGTGATGCCTTATAATATGAATAATATATACGAGATTAGTATTATGTCTTTCATCACAAAAGATATCCTTTTAAAAAAGATATCGCGACATTTCCTTATGATTTATGGTGTTTGCTCGTGTTCTTCAAAGCAAATCGCCGAAAAATTAAAATTAATAAGCATCAATGAACTTGCTGACGGCGACCTTAAAATGCTTATGGGTATTAAAGAAATCGTCAATGACACAGAATTAATGTTTAACATATTCATACAAACATATATATCTATCGCTACCTTTCATAACTTCACAGGATATGTTCATCGTGACACGCATTACGGTAATTTTCTATATCAAACGAATACCGAAAAGGGATATTATCATTATATTTTCAATGGTAAAAATTATTACTTGAAATCATGTGCTTACAATATTATTATTTATGATTTTGGTTTTTCTAGATTGATGAATTACTATGAAAACAATACCAGAAATGGCAAGATATATATTTATAAAGACTACGCTAAAATAATTAGCGCGTTCATTAAGAAAACTAGCAATGGTTGGAACGCATTGTCGATACTTAATAAACGCCTTAGTGATACAATGATTGAATTTAAAAACATATTATATAACAATATAAAACACGAATTAGATTACGACAACACAAAAACTGTAAATACTTATGCCTACACTATTTTCACCGTCATTATTGAAGATATACTCTTAAAAAACGCACCACCTGGAATGTTTATAACTTTGCGACCGCCAAATGTTATCAACGCGATCCCTTTTCGTATTGATAGATAAATGAATAGCTTACGTATGTAATATAAAATAAAATATGAGTAATATATAGGAATAGTTTATACAGTGAAAATGAAGTATATGGATGCACTACGTAAATACAATGAAGGTAGCGATAAATGGTGTATCCCTCGCAAAGGCTCGGAAGATTATTTTAAAATACGTAGTATGATGAAAAAGATATCCAGTATTCAAAAATCGAAATCAAAAGAAAGTAGTAAGGAAGATCTTGCGAATAAGAACAGACGTATCAAACTATTACAAGCTGCTATAAAAAGACGACTCGTAAAACCAGCAAATCGAAATTCTACTTCAGCTTCGTCTCCTACACAAGATTCATATAGTTCATCGTCTCGCGCATTTTCAAGTGATTATTATAAAAATCAAAAGGCGACGAAGATTCAAAAGTTTCTCCGCGATAAACTCATCGCGAATAAGAATAATTTAAACAATCGCGTAAATACTTATAGATTAGTGTCAAAAAGAATAGCAGATATTAAGCCCGACGAATGTTTAGAAAAGAAGGTGTTTAATGGCGTCCATGGATACACAATTCGCAATATTATAAATCTTGAAAAACAAATCGGTACACCCAGTAAAAATGGCGCAATTTATTTAACAAGTATTCCTGATTTCTTAGGCATCTATCCAATCGCCTCAAAAGTTATGAAATCAACTGCCGATAACAGAAAAGAAGTAAACCTAATGACAAAGATAACGAATGAAATACTTTTACAGAAGACATCCAGACATTTCCTTATGATCTACGGGAGTAGCATATGTATGAAACAAGTCGTCGAAAAGTTAAGATTAATAAGTATCAACGAACTCGCAGACGGTGACCTAAAAACGCTTATCCATAAGAAGGATGTCGTAAGCGACGCAGACCTTATGTTTAACCTATTAATACAAACTTTTATATCCATCGCTACATTCCAGAACGTTGTTGGTCACATTCACCGCGACCCTCATTACGGAAACTTCCTCTATCAGAATAATAACGACAAAGGATATTACCATTACATCTTTAATGGACACAGCTATTACTTAAAGGCGTGTAAATACAATATAGTCATTTATGATTACGGATACGCAAGTCCAATTATAGAATATAAGAAAACAGTATTGCCAGGAATTGTGAATAGTCAAGTCCGAATGATTTCATTCGATTACACAAATATAATTCACAGTTTTTTTAATAGTAAGTATTATGGTCACGTAAATTTCGCAAATTTACCTCCCGAACCCACAAATAAAAATGTAATAGCTATCCTCAATAAATTACAAGATTTGGTAAGCGATGAATTCGCGAAAAACAATGCTAATAACGGAGAAAAACACTTTGAAAATTACATATTTGATTTTATATTAGAAGAGCTATTAACATATGCCCCGAAGGGAATGTTTCTGACATATCGCCCTGCAAATGTCATTAATAGCACACCGTTTTACATATCCTCTCAACATGCCCAGTCAAAAACTGCGAAAGCAAAAGCACCCGCGAAAGCAAAAGTACCTGCGAAAGCAAAAGTGCGTTCACCATTTCCTCATGTTGCCTCAACAGAAGCAAATATAGTCGCCGCAGTGAAGAAGAAAGTGGCGGAATATAAAAAATTTGTAAAGGAAATGCGCCCCAAGGTTAAGAGCAACTTTCCCTACTTAAGCGTTAAAAAAATAAACGAGAAGATAGACGAACTGTATAAAACGTTCGTGAGGAGACGCGATGGATTATCAAGCTTTAGCAGTGTATCCATCCCTAAGAAAAAACCGAAAGTTGCTTCTCCTGTGAAAGATCCTTCTCCTACAATAGTTGCTCAAATTATGAACTCTAGGGGATTTACAAAATCGTTTGTAGTAGCCGCTTTGTTGAAAAGAAAACAAGATTATAAAAAATTTGTAAAGGATATGAGTGTAAAGGTGAAGAATAACTTCCCGAATTTAACCCCTGCTAAAATATTGCTAAAGGTAAAAGACCTCTGGAAAGAGCATGTTCGGAGGATAGATGCCTTATCAAAAGACGAAAGTGTTCATACTCCGTCCTTATAATACATAAAACTATAAATAATATATAATAATATATATTATATATTATATATTATATATTATATATTATATATTATATATTATATGACCGATACGATAGCAGACCATCAAGTTATATTAGAAGGTATCGTATATGATTTACGAGAGTTCTCTAAAGTCCATCCAGGTGGTTCAAACAGTCTCGCCATATTTGGAGGCAAAGACGCTACAAACCACTATTATATGCTACATCCTCACCATCGTATTCGTACACATATCCTCGATAAATACAAGGTCAATCGCATTGGAAACGTCGCATGCATCTCAAAGGATACGCATATCTATTCATTAAATTCAGTTCTATTTAATGAATTGAAAGCGAGTGTCACAAAGGCGATTCCCTATCCATATGCTACGAACGAATGGTGGATGAAAGCGATCGTCATTATGATTGCTGAGATATACGTAGAATATCATAATTATCTATATGGATATACAATATATAAGTCAGTATTACTGGGGGTTTTAATGGCGATGATCGGGTTATGTATTCAGCACGACGCGAATCACGGAGCAGTTTCTCGCAAAGAATTAATAAATCGGTTATGGGGTTATACGCAAGATTGGATCGGTGGTAGTTCGCTTCTATGGAAGCACCATCACGTATTACTACACCACGCATATACAAACGTTATAGAACACGACCCCGACATAACCACTGATATACTACGTTTACACAAAGATATCAAATATAAGACATATCATTATTCGCAAAAGATATACATATGGTTTCTATTCCTACTGCTACCCTTCAACTGGCATTTCGCAGAACTTGGCGATCTCTTGAAGATGAACCATATGTCGCATCGTATATCCTCTCTCGCCACAAATGAACAGAGAATCGCCATAGTTTTACGAATTGCCTTTTACATCCGCTTTTACACCATCCCCCTATACCTATATCCTTCCTTATATACCCTGTTCTATATTGGCGTATCCTTGGGGATAGGTGGCATATACTTAGGAATTAACTTTATTATTTCACATAACTTTATCGGTGTCAAGAATAATCGGGTAACGACACTTACGACACCTGATGACTGGGCGATTTCACAGATTGAGAGTTCTTCAACAGTAGGAGGGCGTATTCTTGGATTCTTTCACGGCGGACTCAATTATCAAATTGAACACCATCTATTCCCTCGCATATCACATGTACATTACCACAAAATAAAACCCATCATACAAGATTGGTGTAAAAAAAACAATGTTAAATATACCTATTACACTACCTTATGGGGCAACATCTACTCCTGCTATAAATATCTAGAATTACAAGGGATCAGGTAATTATCTTCTTATCTCTTTTTTGTTTTATAATATTTTTTTTAGATTTAATAATTCTTTTCTTACGTCATCCTCGTGATTCTATTAATGCTGAATACATTTCATTATACAAATTGTAAATAGAAAGCGGGTTATAAATTGAGCCTTTCTTCTTCAAATCTTCTATATGATTTTTTAATTCTATAAGTTTATTATATAGAAAAAACATTCCGTGATCATTTAAATTTCTAAAAATTTCCATTAAGTTTTCATTTTTTTCTATACAGTTGAAAATAGGTATACTAGGAACAAGAGACTCTTCGGTTTCTATTATATTTTAATACTTTCAAATTTGTTCTTACTTTTAAGATGTTTGCTTTATTTAAAGAAGTAATATCTTTATATAATATTTCTCTAATATCTTTGCATAATTTCTCCATAATATTATTTATAGATATCCCTCCTTTCATAAATAATGAATGATTTATCTCTTAAAAAGTCAAAAGTATTATGATCTAATTCAAATTGTGACGACGATGATTCACTTTCTTTTACACTTTTGCACATTTAAAACGCCGATTTAATATTAAAATAAAAAATTGATATTATTTAATATAAACATATTAAAGTTAAAATGCCAACAAGTAAAATAAGTTCTGCTATTATTAGCAAAATAACAAAGGCAACCAGTGGTATTAATAATATAGATTTTACTGGTGCGATGACAGAATTTATTGCAAATATATCTAATATTCAATTAGATACAATTCCTGATTTTATCCCTTGTGATAAAAAATTACATCTTACAAGACCTAA